AAAGATGAAAAAAATAAATCACGCAAAGCATTTGAAGGCGTCTTTGACAATTTAGTTACACAAAACATGATTGGAATCCAACAAAGAATGTTGGAAAGTGGTGGTGTTGGTAAATCAGAAATAGTAAAAGCCGCTAAACGCGGTGGGCTCATAGATCAAAGTGCGAATCAAATTATTGATACATATCGAAAAGGCGGAAGTTCTGCCGACGTAATTGCAATGCTTGAAGCCAATCAAAGCCGATATGGTCTAGATGATAAGCAAATAAAAGCCATGAAAAAACAACCAGCCGAGGTTGTAAAAGCAATAGACAAAGTGGAAACAAGACAAAAAGCACAAAATCATTTGACCGATGTTTATGCGAAAAGATTAGATGCACTTACGAAAATTACAGGCAAATCAGAACAAGAAGTTGAAACAATGGCAATGACGATGGGTGTTGATCTTTACGATGCCACTGTTGATTTTAATGATGTTGTAGAGAAACTAGGCGTAAGTGTCGCCAAAACACGAGAGCAACTTCGCGGAATGCAGATGGATTTGGCCCTAAAAGGTCTTGATCAATTCTCTAAAGATTTAGAAAACTTAAATGCCCCAGAAATTCTTGATGAGCAGGCGAGAACATTTAGAGATATGGCAGATGCTGCGGATGGAAAAATATCAGATTCAGAATTTGCAGAATTCATAAAAGGATTTGTTCCGAACATGTTGAATTTTGGGGGTGGCGGCCTACAGGGAACAATTGAGCAAATGAAACTGTTTGGACGAGGTGGTACTGAGTTCGGTAGAAAAGAAGGCGACATAACCAGTCCGTTTTACGGAATGGAAGATTTATTCACAAATAGTTTGGCTGGTCAGAGATATCAACAATACCTAGATACAACATACCAGCAAGGTGTTGGTATTGCTGGTGGTCAAATTAATGCAAAACTATTTGAGTCTCAAGCTGCTGGCAGGTTCTTAATGGACACAGATAGGTTTAGTGAGCAACTCAGCCTCCTTGATCTAGACATGCAGAAACAATTAATAAGCGATTTAGAAAATGGCTTATTCCTTGGTGGCGACATGACTGAATACACCAGAGGCGACTTTGCGTCAGAACTATCTAAATACGGAATAGATGTAAATAGATTAAATCTACGAGGTATTGAGGATGATGATGCCCTAAACATAGCCTTGGATAAAATGCCACAAAACCTAAAAGATACTTATGGTGCAATAATTGAATTGTTTGGTAATTTTTTTGATACGCGGGATTCAACAAAACCTGAGTGGATGACAGATGAATTTATAAAATTCGTTGCAAAGAACAACGATACATCTAGTCCAAGAGGTAAGGGAGTCGGCGATACGACATCATCGCGCCTATCTCAAACGATGGGTCGCCATGCGCAAATGGATGGAATGCTGACCGGCAAGCGAACCGTAACATCTGCTTATCGCACCACTGGTCTTGGCTCAATGAATTCAGATCACATAACTGGCAGAGCGTATGATTTGGTTGGTCAAAATTTGGGCGCTTACCAAAGACTAGCTACCGCAAATGGCGGATTCGCTGAGTTCCACGGTTCAAATGCATCTAGACATTTACATGTGGTTCCAAGACTAAGCGCTTTTGGTGATACTGGATCGGTGTCATCAAAGATAATGGCAACACCAGTAGTACCAACAACATCTAATCAAGGTAATTCCGGTATTACAATTTCACAAAATATTTACGGTTCGCCAAATGCATCTCCAGATCAAATAGCCGATGCTGCTGTAAGGAAATTGAAACTAGCTCTTGAAAATGAAAGACAGCGACGATGACAGACCCAATTGAGTTCACACGAATTTTCCCAAGTGGCTTTAATACTAGCCCAGGAAATATTATTCAGACATCAATGTCTACAAGACTTAGGGGGACGATAGGAGGTTCAACTACTCAACGCATTAGGTACGGATATTCTGATGAAACTCAGACCGACTTTACACCTATTCCAGCACGATTTGCTTGCCAAGCAACAAATTTTGTCAAAAGCGTCTTACTTAAGGGATATAAAGGAAATACTGTGGTTTCTGAATTTAAAACATGGTTGCGTGTATATAGAGAAATTTGGTCTCCAAGTATTAATCCTACATATCGAAACTATAAAAATAAAGATGGACTAATTTCTATACCTAATCCTTTTCTTCCAAGTCGTCGTCAATACTACGATTCACTACCCGAAGAAGGATCATGTTCAATTCCGGATGATCCATATACGGTAGCAATGGGGCAGTATGTGCTGCTGTGGCTTAGATGGGATGGTGCTGGGGAACCTGGACCCCGAACGCCGTATGGGGTACTTTTTGATTGGTACTGGTCTGGAATAACAGACGTTAGTAGACAGTCGGTAGATCTAAATCAAACACCAATAAGAAGTAGTGGGAATTCAAAATCTCGCTCAACTGTCTTTTCTACGACTGGTATAAATAGTTGGTCATCAGTACTCGGATCAAATACATATCCGGGTTACTATATAACAAATTTAAATGTATATGGCACTACTGATGTAAGATATCTTTTACAAGATGATCCTGAAAATCCTACGCCACAAAATCAAACTCAAAAGCGTGTATCAATTAATGTTCCTGAAATCAAAAGACAATTAGTTGATATTAATTCATCAGGTATTGGGCTATATAAGGATGCCGATACGGGTAAGATACAACCCCTCGGCGCTAGACCAAATCAGTCAGCAGCAAATTTTAACGGGATTTCACTCTCTAATTACCTATTTAGTGAATTAACCCTAGATCTAAACGGTTACAAATATTTAATAATGGTGGATGAAGATACCCAGTTCAAACTTGAAAGACATAAGGCAGTGGGGGAGTTGGGTACATTTGATCTAAGTCAAACTGGGGGTAAAAAAATAATTCCATCAGGAGCAAATCAAAATTATGTAGAGCCAAATATAAAATTTGGTTTTACTCCGAATCTTCCATCGGTTTGGGAAGTTAGCCCAAGGGATACTAGTCAAACCTTACCAGTAAGGGTGGTTGATGGCGCAGAGCTATCAGGCCTTCCTGCAGACGCAGACAATAAATGGATTTCTGGATACGCCCCAACCATAAACAGTGAAACCGAACGAGATGCCGCTAGAGCAATGTATTGGTATGTGTTGCCTATCCAAACTCGAACCCCTCAAGGAGGGGGTTGTATGTGCGTAAAGTCAACTGTTTCAGATCCCGCGACGAATTTTACATCGCCTAATTCGTGTTACCAAGGACTTCATTTTGGAAAATTTCTTAAAAGCGATGTTGATGCACGAGGCTTTTCTGATGGTCAGTTACAAGATTGGGTTGGGGCAATAGATCAAAAAGCAAAAGCAGAATTATCTAATAATTTAATTAGTACTAAATTTGTTGGCTACTATGCTCATGGTTCTGGGTACATAAAACCAGAGGTAACTAAAATCACATTTAGTTTGAACGGAGTTGATGGATACAGGGGTGGCTCAAAACAAACATTTCCATCGTCTTCTTACGTCGGCGTTGGAACCTCGTCTGCCAATGCGCAATTCAATACAGGTGGAACTTCTTCTGGCAGTTCAAGCCAATCTGGCTACAGTGGCCCGCCAAAAGATTGGAAGAAAATATTAACGGATTCAATGGCAAAACTGCTTGAGGGTTCAGCAATTGATAGATTGACACCAAATAGACTTTCTAAAATTTTATCCCAAAGAGTCAGTGAAGGTGCTCCACTAAGTTTATTAAAAGAAATTGCTCTTAAATCCATACTTGATGCTAAATTGACCGTACTGCAAGCTGCTGGCAAAAACAAAAAACAAGCCCTAAAGGAATTAGAAAACGATCCACTATACCAATCTCTTGTGCTTGCAGTTAATACAACTAAAAAGTTAGCACGTACAGCAACTAGTGGTGGCACGGAAACCGGCTCAACAGATTCTTCAAATTCAGAAAACGAAACCAGAACTATTCGCATAAATGTAGTTCGTGGTTTACCAGGGTACAGACCCGACATACGACCAACAGCAAGTGTCGTTGGACAACCAGAACTAGTTCAGACATATACTGTCATTCAGGATGGCGAAAATATCAGCGATTCAAAACCTCGACGATTTGTGTTTCCTTTTGTTCCAAGAGAAGTTAATTACTCAGGAATCGGAGCAAATTGGCAGGAGATCCCTAGAAGTGGAAATTACCCAATTGTTGACTGGACTGGGTTTAATTTGTTAAAAATTAGTTTTAATTTTGACATCGTTGACATGAAGTATGCAGGCATACAAGGGTTTGGTCTTAATTATTCGTGCGAAGAATCTATAAGAACCCTAAGAGAAATGGCACAAACTCCATACCCAGTAACATTTTTAAACATGGACAAATTTATGCAGAATGAAGTTCGTTGGCCACTTTTAACATCTGGTAGAGGTATTGAATTTGTAATTGCAGAATTTAGTGTTACTGCTGTTCAGCGCACTGGTGGTGGCACCATAAGAGACGGTACTGATTCCAACCAAATCTCTAGGGCATCATGCTCTATGACACTTCAAGAAATTCCAATTGAGACGGTCGATATCGTTCAAATGCCCAAAATTGTTCCATGTAAGAAAAATTGTGGCGGAGACATACCTACCAAAGAACAACTAAAAGAATATTTATTGTTCACTTCTTATAGAGGCTAAAGGTTTTAAGAATGTCAAATACAAGCACAGATAGATTTCTCACTCACAGAGATCTTCCAGTTAGGGGCATTGAAAAATTCAATGTTACTTTTGGTGATATTGCTGAAAATATTAAAGAATCCATAAATGATTCAATTCTTTCGTGTGAAGTTAATTATTCAATGGATATGGCTACTGAAATTACTCTTCAAATTATTGATAGAGATTACACTAGGACAAAAGGACAATTATCTTTTGCATCTGGAAACTATTTCAACATTGCTAGAGATGTTACGTATATGACTAAACAAATTACGGATATTTCATTTGACGACAACACTCAAATTGCTTCAGTTGGTCTAAAAACTATATTAATGGAAGTAGCAGACATATCGGTTAGTCAAGATCAAGGGGTATCTCCGATATGGACGATAAAATGCAGACCCAAAGCAGTACAGCAAATGAAAAGAGATAAAAAACCTGAAGTAATTCAAGGCAATGGTTCAGAATATGTTAAAGCTGCGTGCTTGAAGTATGGCTTAAAACATGTTATTGAACCAACAACCAAGAGCAAGAAAATCACTAAAGCAAGTGGCGACAATGAAGCAGACTCTGTGTGGGATGTAATACAAAATCTTGCACAGCAAGCAAAATTTAAATGTTTTGAAGTAGATGGAACTCTTTTTTTTGCGTCTATGAAATGGTTGATGTACAAATGGGGACCGGATGCGATTACTTATACAGCAACGGTTAAGGATAAAACAAAAACACCACCAAAAGATGTAAATAGGGTGGTGACTAGACGATATATACCACTAATTCCTGGCGAAGTAGGTAAGGCATATGAAATGATGCGACTACCATCAATGAATAAATCCGATAATGCTGTTATGGAGGCTACTGGTTCGGCAGAAATTGAGCGAACAAACGGTGTCGGAATTAGACCCGGAATGACTGTTTTCGTAAGCGGTATACCAACTTTTGTTGGATACTATCTAGTCACTTCTGTAAACTTTGAAGAGCGAAGTCCAAATCCGGTAGGAATTAATTTTCAAACACCAGAAAGACGACCCAAAGAAAAAATTGTGGGTCTTCAGGTTGGTCCTATTTACCCAGACACAAACGACCCAATTGGACCAGATGTCTTGATTCCCTACCTAAATGCGCGTACAACATCTTCCGTTAACACTGGAAGACGGGGCAGGCCAACAACATAATGAGAGGTAGCCGACCAGACTTAGTGCGACGAGACAACGGATCTCCTCACCCGTTTAGCGGAGGGGGGCTCTATGTTGGCAAAGTAAAATCTGTAGGTCAGGGCAACACTGTGAGTATAAGAATTCCCGGACTTGGTATAAATATAGCCAAAGTTGTTTCATTGGGAACAACCCAAGCGCAAAGATTGGTTGCTGGCGATTCTGTGATTTGTGGGTTTTTGGCTAATGACAACCAAGAGCTAGTCGTCATTGGTAGAATGAATATAGCAACCGATGTGTTTGCTACTAAAGTAGAGTTAGCTGCTGAGGTGGCCGCCCTGACTACGCTAATAACTAACCTAGAAGCAAGAGTTGCTGCGCTGGAGGCCTAGAAATGACAACATTGAAATTCCCGCTTGAGTATGATCAAAACGGCTCTCTTGTGGTTTTAGAGGATGGTACCGATGATTTCTATGCACAACTACTAAGTATTTCTGCATTGACTGAACCAGGTACTTTTCCCTACTCTCCTGAATTTGGAGTATTTGATCCTTCGTTCAGGGTTGTAAATAGGGGTGTATTCATGATTCAAGCATCAAGATTTGTCCCTGAAGTAGAAATTCTTGAAGCAGAAGGAGAATTGTCTGAAAATACTGGCACAACTTCCCTTCGGGTAAAGTTTAGAAGGGTTTAAAATGTCTGTTGATTTTTCGCCATACCTGAATCTTCGTATTTATGACAAAGATCCCGGTCAACTGTATTTGACTGCAATTGATCTTATGAGACTAAATGTCCCACAACTATCAGTTCGTCCGGGAACTATCGAAGATGCAATGATTCAATCCTTTGCTTTTTTATCAACAATAGCAATTAATCACATAAATGCACTCCCTAATCGCTTGGTTGAGGGAATTGCCAACCTGATGGGGGTTGGACGAGCAGAGCCAAGTTATGCTTCGGTTCAGGTAACAATAACGGCACTTGACTACAGCGGCGGTCAACTTGAAGCTGGAACAATTTTTGAACACTCATATAATATTAGTGGCCAACAAGTAGTTGATTACTACGAACTTCAAGGTGGTCTTACTATTGACCCAGTTGAGCCAGATCTCAATGCTGACCCACCTACTCCCTTACCGACTGCATCGGCAACTATTACAGCAATTGATCTTGGACAAAAAAAATCAATAACCACTAATACGGTTTTAACTATTTTGAATTCACAAAACGTAGCAGATTCAGCTGTAGCTGATGGAAACTTTACACAAGGAAGGCTTGGCGAGGATGATGCTCAGTTTCTTTCTCGGTACGCCACCCAACTTCAATCAATGTCAAATGTTCTCAATACGGCAAAACAAATTGAAGCATATGTGCTCTCAACTTATACATTTGTGACACGTGCAAAAGCCTACGATCTGACAAATTCAGAAAATGATAGGACTCAATCTGCTGCAAGCGAACCTGGGTATATTTCATTGTTTGTTTATGGCGATGGAAAACCACTTAATATATTTGAGCGTCAGACAATATATTCCGATCTTCTATCTAAATCCATGGCTGGCTTACAAATAGTGATTCAGGATATGGACATTTTGACGATGACCGTAGATGTGACCACACAAATAGCAGCTGGTTCAGATTTTTCATCAACACTATCTGGTATTAAATCTTCGCTGAGCGAATATTTTTCGCCAGAGGGATTTCCTCTTATTGATGAGGCAATTCGTAAAACGAACATTTTTGAAAAAGTTGCTTCTGTCCCAAATGTTGTTTATGTAGATCAAGCAATAACATTTACCTGCGACTCAACAACCAGCGATGGAAGCGGTAATTTAATTTTCACCAACAAAGGTTGTTTGCCACAGATTGATTTAGATGCATCAACATTTACTACCAACTACTTATGAGATTAGAAATTGCTCAAAAGAACTTACTAACAAGCACTTTGTCCTTGGAGCGTATTTCAAATACTGACACCGAGGTGCTTGCTGCAGCTGTTGAGACAAATGGATGGACGACAGATCTACCAACCACATTTGTAATTGATCAAACTTTTTTCTATACGGCGACTGCATTTAATTTAAAAATTTCAAATCCCACAACAACTAACATCGTAATAAGAGGGACACAATCTGCTGTCCCTTATCCATATATTGCCGAACAATTAATTTTTCATTCGTTTATTTTTTCTGAAGACAATGTTAATGTTTCGGTTTATCTACATCCAGCTGATAGTAGCTATACAACGGTGACACCAAATACGCAAACAGTAATTGCTGGTCAATGGACTCCAGTGTATTCTAACGAATATACATTTGGAAATGAAGATTCTGCTTTTGCGTCGGTCGGCATTACGCTAGTAATTCAAACAGAATCTTCGCTAATTCCGGTTTTTTTCACTCTTCCTACTTTGACACAGAATGAGCCAGAAAAATATAATCAATTTTCACAGCTTAGTAAAAGGTTTTTCCCAGATATATTTCGAGAAGTTGATATTGAATCAACCAACCCAAGTCGTCCTTTGGCAAAAATTTATCATTCAATGACTGCTGATTTATCTCAGGCAATGGATAAATATGTTCGAATGACCAATTTTGAAAGATCGGAATTGAACACTGCAACTGTTGAAACAGACAACGACCCGTACAATATTTTAAGCAGGAGTGAGTTGACAGATCCAGACCTTATGACGCCAGAGTATCTAGAGTGGGGAGCAATGTTGCGTGGTGCTCCGACCATATCAGACATACAATTGAATGGTGTTTCTGTATTGCCTTCTGAATTCAATTTTCGTCAGTGGCAAGTCAAGACGGGTGCATTTGGTCATGCTGCTGGGAGTAGGGAGTCGGTTAAGGAAGCAGTTAAAACTATTTTGACTGGAAGCAAAACTGTACTCGTCAGTCCTCTTTGGAATGGTGAACAGTTTACAATTATGATCAGAACATTGGTCAGCGAAACACCCGACAATCCGGTTGAGGGTCAATCAAGCGATAAGGTTCTTGCTGTAGCAGAACCAACCAGGCCTGCTGGGTTTACTTTCTTGCACGAAACCCTTGATGAAGTTGCCTTCATATTGGGGGATCCAGATTTTGGGCTATTTGATGTCAATACTTTGGCCTAGGCTCAATAAGTGATAAAATAGTATTACCAAATTAACCATAGAAAGAATGGTAATTATGAACAGCAAATTCATTAAGGACACAGCAGAGCGTTCAGTAATGGCTTTTTTGTCAGGCTGGCTAGGTTCGGCAATGGCAAGCGGGCTAGATTTTGATTCGTTAGTAAATGCAGACAACCTTAAGGTTGGAGTTACGGCTTTGGCACTCACCATAGCAGCCGCTCTTGGCCTCAAGAAAGTCGGTCCAAACAAGGATTCTGCTTCAGTACTTTAAAGACTGTCCGCAGGGACAGGGGTTCCTAATCTACAATCTCTTAGGTCTTTGATTAGGAGAGCGCATCCGTGATTGCTGGTATTTACAACATGACAATAGAGCAAGGCTCTACTTTTTCGCGTTTAATATCTATTGAACAACCAGATCTCTTAACTGACCCAACCGGCAATACTTTTGAACCCTTTAATTTAACGGGGTATACGGCACGAATGCAGATACGTCGAACCCTTGAATCAGCAACCCCAATGCTGTCTTTGACGACAGAAAACGGCAGAATTGAGATAAACCCCGGCACTGCCACCAACGAAATTGAATTATCAATAGATGCCGAAACCACTGCAACTCTATCAACAAGTGGGGTTTATGATTTAGAGATAATTGACCCAAATGGTAATGTATCAAAAGTTGTACGAGGAGATGTCACTTTGGTGGCCGAGGTGACCAGATGAGCAATGTTCCAAATCAAGTCTATATTAACCAAGACACACCTAACCAAGTCCTAGTTAACGAGGATGCACAAAACCTTGTAACAGTTAGATCAAGTAGTACTACAATCAATACTCGTCGCCATGTGCACGAGCAGGGATCGGCATCTACCACTTGGCTAATTAGCCATACTCTTGGGGGAAAGCCTTCTGTAACTATTGTTGATTCTGCAGATACGCACGTCTTTGGTGAGATACAATATCTAAGCAACTCTCAAATACAGGTGACTTTTTCGGCGGCGTTTTCGGGCAAAGCCTATCTCACATAAGGAAGTAAAATGGCACAAAAATTTCTAACAAACTTAGATCTTAATCAAAATCAACTTCTTAATGCCACCTTTGAGAAGTTGGCCACCGACCCAGTATCGGGCAACTTTGAAGGTCGGATGTACTTCAATACTGCAACCGACACTATCAAGGTCTATACGGGTTCTGCCTGGGTTTCCCTTCCACACACCATTGTTTCTGGTGGCGGCGCAGGAATTGAAGAAGCGCTTACTGTCTCAGAGTCAAATGGCACGATTACTCTCACCTTAAATGTTGCCGATACAGATAGTGCTGGTTTGTTGCCAGCATCAATGTGGCAAATGCTTACAGATGCAACATCTGATGCAACTGCTAACAAACTTGTAAAACGCGATGGTAACGGTAATGCAAAAGTTGCTACACCGACAGATGCTCAACATATTGCCACAAAGGGTTATGTTGATGCTGCCCGTCAAGGTCTTGATGTTAAGCAATCAGTAAGAGTCGCAACAACTGAACCAATCAACCTTGCGTCAGACCTTGAGGCTGGCGATGAAATTGACGGAGTAACACTTGTTGCTGGCGACCGTGTTCTTGTAAAGAACCAAAGCACTGCCTCGGAAAACGGTATTTATGTTGCTGTTGCCTCGGGTGCGGCATCTCGTTCGTCTGATGCAAACGGAACAGCCGATACTGGTGAACTTACGGCAGGAAGTTTTACTTTTGTTGAAGAGGGTACTGTTAACTCAGATAAGGGTTTTGTTCTTTCAACAAATGGAACAATCACTATTGGTGTTTCGGCAATCAACTGGACACAGTTCTCGGGTGCTGGTTCATTTACCGCTGGTGACGGACTTAGTCAGTCTGGCAACACAATCAATGTCAATGTTGTCGCTAATAGAACAGAAATTACTGGCGACGCGGTTGACATTGCTTCAACCTATGTTGGTCAATCCAGCATTACAACTCTTGGCACTATCACGACTGGTGTTTGGAACGGCACGGATGTCGCTGTTGCAGATGGTGGTACCGGCGCAAGCGATGCGGCGAGTGCTCGCACAAATTTGGGCATCAAAACAAGTGTTGGTACAGCAACAACCACTCCGTCTACTCTTGCCCGTGTTGCCAGCCAGGGATGTTCTGCAAGTTCCACTGGTGTATCTTCAACAACGGTCACTCACTTATTCAATACCCTTGACGTATCTGTGCAAATTGTTGAAGTCGCTACTGGGGCAACAGTCATTGGTGATGTATTGCGAAGTAACGCCGACACCGTGACGGTAACTCTTTACGGAACAATTGCAGCAGGCGATTATCGAATAATTGTAACAGGCTAAATTTTAAACATAGATTAGCCTTGAGGGGTTAATCGAATTAATAGCGATAGCGATTGAGGTCGCAAGTGGCTCAAAAATTCATTACTCCTATAACTATTCGGCAGTTGGCATCTGCTGGCTCTGATGCTCTCACCGTATTTGTTGACGGCGAAGTTTACGGTCGTGTAAAAATTGAAGCAGGCGGTCGCATTTCTTGGAGCGATGGCGAAGGCGCTTACGACACAAATCTCTACAGAGATGGTGTAAATACACTCGCAACAGATGATGTACTGAAAGCAATTTCGGGCGTTGTCACAATGTCTGTGGAAGGGGTTCCTACCGCAGCCCTTCCAGATGGTGCCATTGCAGTTGACACACTTAATGACACTTTTTACTTTAGGTCAAGTGGTGAATGGACCGAGGTGTCGGCTAGTGGGGCATCTCTTACGGTTTCTGAAACCCCACCAACAGGAGAATTGACCGAAGGAAATCTTTGGTACGAATCCGATACGGGAAAAACATTTGTTTATTATGACTCTTTCTGGGTGGAAGTTGGCACTAGTGGCAACCCTATTCCAATTGAGGATATCAGTGGCAATTCAGCAACAGCCACAAAACTTCAAACCCCAAGAACTATCTCGCTCACTGGAGGTGTTTCTGGTTCAGCATCTTTTGATGGTTCACAAAATATCTCAATTAGCTCGACTGTAAACCACTCAGCAATTAATACAGATATTTTACCTTCTGTAGATAATACGCATTCACTTGGCTCATCTTCTCTTAGGTGGCAAGATGTGTATGTCGGCCCTGGCTCTCTCTATGTTCAAGATGCAGTCACAAATGAGAATGTTGCAATTACGGTAGCAAACGGACTCATCAATATAGATGGGCAACCACTTGTCGCTAATAATGAAGTTCAAAACAACTCGGTAACCCTTGGAACTCATACGACTGGCAATTATGTTGCATCGCTGGTTGCTGGAACAGGAATAAACCTTACTAACAATTCTGGTGAAAACGCCACGCCAACTATTGCGGTTGATACAACAGCAATTCAGGCTCGAGTTAGCAATGTTTCAGATACTGAAATTAGTTACCTAGATGGAGTAACTTCCGGAATTCAAGGACAACTAGATAATAAAGCCCCACTTGCTAGTCCTGCCTTAACGGGTACACCAACCGCCCCTACAGCATCGGTGACAACCAATACAACCCAAATCGCTACTACGGCGTTTGTTCGCACAGAAATTGCAAACTTGGTTGCAAGTGCGCCAGCGGCACTAGACACACTTGATGAACTAGCCGCGGCCCTTGGAGATGATGCAAACTTCGCTGCTACAACAGCAACTGCTATCGGTCTAAAAGCACCACTTGCATCCCCGACCTTTACCGGAACTGTTACCGTTCCGACACCGCTAAATAACACCGATGCGGCAACAAAAATATATGTTGATTCTGCTCAAACATCGGCGCAGACTTATGCTGATTCACTAACTTATTCACTTTCTGATTTAACTGATGGGATTACTGCATCTGGTGCTGAAATAAATATCTTAGATGGGGTTACAGCCTCTACTTCTGAAATAAATATCTTAGATGGCATAACTTCATCAACTACTGAGTTAAATATCCTTGATGGAGCGACTATTTCAACAACCGAATTAAATTATGTTGACGGTGTAACTTCATCTATTCAAACACAGCTAAACGATAAGGCGCCGTTAGCAAGCCCTGCCTTAACTGGTACGCCTACTGCGCCAACTGCTACGTCTGGGACAAATACAACACAAATTGCCACAACTGCATTTGTGAGCAACGCAATTTCTTTAATAGATATCAGCACAACATTGGATGATCTGACTGATGTTTCTGTTGCTTCGCCAACATCTGGACAGTTTTTGAAATGGGATGGCTCGGCCTGGGTTGCCTCAAATATGGGGGTATCTGTTTCTTCAACAGCACCAACCTCTCCGACCCAAGGACAAATTTGGTTTTACCAAGATACGGCGCAAACATTTCTCTATTACGGAACAGTATGGATTGAAATTGGTGGAAGTTCTGGCGATGCACAAGTTCAAGTAAGCTCATCGGCGCCATCAAATCCCGTTGAAGGTGGTTTGTGGTTTGATTCAGACACTTCACAAACATTTGTCTACTACAACACAGCATGGGTTGAAATAGGTTTGGCTTCGTTTGACGCAAAAGGCGATTTGCTTGTTGGTACTGGCGACAACACAGCCACAAAATTGGTGGCAGGTTCAAACAACCAAGTACTTACTGTGGATTCGTCCACAGCAAGTGGTCTAAAATGGAGTACGCCAACAGAGTACGCATCAACAGGTAAGGCGATCGCTATGGCGATTGTTTTCGGAGGATAAATCATGTCAGCACCAAATATTGTCGGCGTAACAACAATTAAAGGCAAAACGGCAGTTCTTGCTGTCACGACGACCGCTACGCCTA